AATCGTCATCGTCAGTGGAGAAGCTCTCCATCTCGTCCTGGTCGTAGCCCATCTCGACGAGCTCACCGACGGTGACATACTTTCGATGACCGATGATGTCTGCGTCTTCAAAACTTCGGGCATAACGATTAACGATAAATTCTTCAGGTGGTACGGCAGCGACACTAACCTTACCCTCGACAGTCTTGCGCGTAACGCTAACGCTGTGCGTTGGCATACCATCCATGATCGATGTGCTTAGCATATCAATCTCAGCATCTGGGTCGCTGTTAAGAGCTGCGAGTCCTTCATCGTTCAGCCCATCGAGATTTTCAGAAACGATGCTTTCAGTTTGGCGCCAATCATACTTCAGAATGCCTGCGCCTTTTACGAGAGCGTCTTTAAAAACCTGGTAGAGAATCTCGATGTAGGATTGATCCTGATCGTTCTCCAGAATGTAATTAACGTAGTCGGTAGCCTGCTTGGCCGCTTCGATATCCTCTGCACCCTGGGGAGCATATTCCACCACGCGCTCAGAGCCACAAAAAATCCTGACGAGGCTAGGCAGCATCGCCTGGCAGCTATCTCGCACATCCATTGTTTGCGCAGTCGAGCGTCCTTCTTGCTCATTCCCGAGCGCAGCGCCTTCATAATAATCGGCAGCTTCAGCTCGTCGTGGCGATAACGTGTTATCGACATAATCGACTGCATCTTCAATGGCGAGCCTGACTACGCTTTCTAGATTTTCATCAGCGACATCTTCCGGCTGCTCGAACTCTTCGAGCTCGTCGTCTTCTTCATATTGATCTTCGTCTTGCAGTTTCAATTCGCTCATAGTGGTATCGCATCAAATAACGAGCTTGCAACCAGGCGAGCCCTGTCAGGCAGTTGCTGGTAGGCTCGTTGTGGGATTTGCAGGATGCGACTTTGGCCGTACATGTTGCCAATGGCATCCAAAATGTTTGATTGATTTATTTGCTCGCCAACAAAATTTGCCAGGTCTTCGGTGTATTGCTGGCCCAACTCAGTGCGCGGTTGGTAGTCCATTTGCTCTAGTCGTTGCTGCTGACCAGTGCGCACATCCGACGTTGGACGATCTGTCGTTAGCGCATGCAAAAGGGTGATTGGTGCGTTGGCAATAGGCGCTATAGCGGCCGCGCCGATGTTGGCGGCAGCGTCTAACAGCCCAGCTGCTTTTTCTCTTGTGGTAGGTTCTGATGCGCCTGCACCGAGGAGTCCGACAGGCGCTAGTGTTGCTGCTAATCGGGGGTCGATTGATCCCTTTTGAGTTGGGCCAGCGCTTCCTCCGCTTCCCTGATCCGCCACTGTAGTCTTGCGATCAAACTCCTGGAAGCGCTGTATTGCGGGTTCCCACCCGTAAAACGCTTGGCGTTGTGCGTCAAGATCGACTTCTGGCGCCTCAAGTTGTTCAACATATTTTTCAGCCGCTCCTCGGGACTTGACGTTGACGTCAAAGTACGAAGGCATTGCGTTTGAAATCTCCGGGAACTCAGATCGTAGGGCTTCTCCGATTTGGTCGTAGTTGGCGAATTGTTCATCGACGTACTTGTCATATTCTGGTTGCGACATTCTAGCAAATTTTTCTGGACTGTGATATTGCGGAATATCGATAACCCGCATTCCAATCACGCTGTTTGCATCCCTCGGATCTACCACAAGTGTGTATTGAAGCAACCCGCTATCAGTTAAACGATCATGGATTTTTCCAATCAACGGAGATTCAGCCGTCACTGGATCTTTAAAATAAAACTCCGTGCCAACATTAAATAGCCCAGGGTATTCTTGTCCTAATCTATCCTGTCTGCGAGCGATGAAAAAACTTTCTTGCTTGTCTTTAACCGCTTGCCGTGTTGCCGCATCCAGAACCTCAACTGGCAGCATGTCTTCGCGACTGACAATATCAATGTCCATTGCCGTTTCAGGGTATTCTGCAAACCTGCCTATCGTAGGAAGTCCTTTCCTTGCTTTGATGTCCGGGTCTGCTTTTCCAGCGGCAACAATTTCTTGTGCCGTGCGTTTACCTTCGTCTGGCGTAGGGGTGAAGGTAACGTCCTGGCCAGGCACTGTAACGTCTTGATCTCTGCTCTGGCCAAGGAAAAGACTCTCGACCGGGTCTTCACGACCAGCACCATCCATCATAGTTTCAAATGATCCGCCTTCTCCCTGCCTGCTGGTCCAGCCTCGCTTGGTCCAATGATCCTTTTCCGCGAACCATTGCAGCGCCTGCACATCTCGCGGCTCTAATCCCAAACCTGTCGCAGCATTGATTTTTGCAGTAGCGTCAGCAACAACCTGTTGGCCAAAACCAAACTCAAGGCTGTTGCGAAAGTTTTCGGCATCGACAATGTTGCCCGACACAGTGCCTTCTGCACTGCTAGGGATGGGTTTACGCCCGGCGTGCCTTCTGAGATTTCTCGCAGACCACACATCAATCGTTGCCTGCTCTGATCGGCCAGACAGGTTACCGCTGAAATTTTTTGCTTTTGGAGCTCCGCCAACTCGCAACACTCGCCAACGGTCTGCCAGAGCTACCATGCCGTTGTAGGAATTGATGCCGAAATTTTTTGGTTGCCCAGTCTTAGGATCAACGTCCGCTTGTTTGATCGTGTTCCGATTGGCCTGAAGCTCCCGACTGATCTCTTTCGCTTCATCCATCAACGCCAAATAAGCCGGATCTTTTTCGGCAGCCTTTATTGTGCGCCCGGCTGCTTTTTGCGCTTTGAGATATGCGGCGGCCTGGTCCTGCAACGCATAGCGGCGATCTAGCGCATCAGCGAATCCATCCATGAGGTCATCAAAATCACCTCGCGTCGCCCGGTCCAATATTTCCTTAGAAAATTTGAAGTTGGTCGCAACGGGCGTATTCGGGGACGTTGCACCAAGAATGTCGGCCATCATCTGACTGAACGAGCCATACTCGCTGCGCAAACGAGATTCGACATTCTTGTACCAGCCGACATTGTCCATGATCTTGAGAGCAGACGGATCGCCTTGCGCGGCCCGTTGCTGAATCTCAAGAATTTCAGCTACAAGGTTGTCACTGATGCGCTGGAATTCTTTGCTGCCCGGCTTGATGACCTTGTCTTGTTTTGTTTTGTTGAACTTGTAAGGAACTTGCTTGGTCAGCAACTTCAATTGACCTTTGTCATTTTGTTCGATGCCAGTGATCTCTGGCTGTTCCCACTCACCTTTCGGGTGACGTTTTTTGAAATCGCGAGCTACATTAAAGGCATCAACTTCTTTGATCTTTTTCCCTTTGATGCTTTTTCGGATCGCTGCTTTTTCTTTCGCATTCAGCTGAACACGCGCCTGAACATTACGCTCGCCTCTGCCAATCCCGCGCTCATCAGCTTCGGACCTCCTGGCAATAGCGCTCCCTTCACGCAGCGCTCTTGCAGCCACATTCAAAAGGCCAGCATCAGCCTCTTCCGGTTGAGCAGCAAGCGCTGCACCAGAAAGTCCGAGAAGTCCTCTTCGAATCATCTAACGACTTTTCTTTGTTTGTCGCTTTTTGTTGCCTGGCTTTTTGTTGCCTGGCAGGATTTTTTCGACGGCAACGGCAGCATCAACAATGCCACCTGGACCTCGCCTAAAAGGCGTAGAAATATCAGTGTGCGCCATTAAAACCACCACATATGGGTTTTCGGGTGATCTATTATTTTAACAAACCTATGTGATGGCTAAATTTCTTCGAACTGGTTGGTTCCAATTTGATGAGAGGCTCCCGCCATGCATCACAGTTGCAGCCTCAACTGCAAACGTCAGGCACACTGCATCACCATGATCTGGGCTCGGCAAGCCGCGTTTCTGCATATCGGATTTTGATTCGAGCTGGAGCTTTCCCGTGCTGGTGTATTTGTATTTTACAGCGACGAGCTCTGCGAGCAGATCATCATTTGCCGGAATAGAACAATCCCGAGCCTCGAGCCAGCTCTTCAGTTTAAACCAGAGTTCTGCTCTAAGGTTAAGGTAAGTTTGTCTCAGCGCTGGTGCTTCACTGGTATTAATGCCAATGGCAGGTAGCCCGAGTTCTCGCAGACGGTCAACCACGCCACCGCCTACGCCAATGCTATCAATGCAAATTCTTTGTGGCTGTAAGCGAGGGTGCAAACTTTCAAACTCTGCGACAATAGCACCAGAGAGTTGCA